TGAATTGGTTTTCCAAGATCAACAGGCGCAATATTTCCAGCCAAATTCAAAGATTGAGTAAGTTTTTCTTGTTGGTCAGAAAGTGCTTTTAATCTTTTACCATAGTCAATTTCAAGTTCTGCAATTTTTGCTGATGCTGTTGGAATCTCAGCGGGAATAAATTTATTACCTGAACTAGGCTGTGGGTACAGCTCATTAGCTTTGACACGCACAGCAGTCTGCAAGTCATCATAAATTTTCTTTAAATCACCAGCTACTTTTGCATCTTTGCTTGCTAAGTTTTCTAAACTTGCACGAAGAATCCTACTATCGACACCACCAGTAGCCAAGATGTCTGGTTGTCCACCAACAAAAGCAATCTTTTTCTTGATGTCCTCTAAACGAGTTTTAAGATTTGGGTCAGCCGCCAATGCTTTTTCAACCAAATCTTTAGCCTGAGAAGTGCCTTCAACACCCGCTAAATCCTCAACATTGAAATCTTTTAAATTGACTTTATTTCTAGCATCAGCCATTAAGCCAACAGCTTTAGTGCCACCAGCACCTGACAACAAAGCAAACAAAATACCACCTGTTATTTGACCAGGCAATCCACCTACTTGTTTACCAACTTCTCCACCAAATTCACCACCAACTCCCGCCATAGCAGAACCAAATCCAAGAGCCAAACGACCTGCCGTGGTAACTGGCAAACCAATTAGGTTGGTAGGATCAACTAAGCCTTCAACAGCCGCCATTCCATATTTTTGAGCTGTTGTTGTAGGTCGAATGTTTGTGTCAACACCCATTCCACGTTGAACACTTTCAGTTGTAATGCCTTCTAGTTCTGGTTGTGTTGGAAATGCACCAGCGAATGTACCTTGTTGCATGGCAGAACCTGCTGCGGCTCTTGCAAAAGGCTGAGTTACACCTTTTTTTATAGTTTCAAGCAATAATTCACCTGTCCCCATAGCGGCTCTAGCTCTGCCTTGAGCTGTTGGGCCACCCATAAGACCCCTACCACCACCAGCACCTTGTGGGCGTAGTTCAGAAGCCATTTGAGCCAGTTTTCGAGCATCCTCAACATTTCCCTCGGCATCTGCTCTACGCAAGGCTTCCATTACTTGTTCATAAGTTGCCATTATTTATTCTCCGCTTTTGGGAAAAGATACTTGTCAATCAAAGGATCGCCAGTTTTTTGTGAAGGAGGTGTAGTCTCACCTTTTTTAACAAGTTTAAACTGTCCAAGCTGAGTGTCAATCTGACGAAGTGCAACTTTATAGTTTGGAGATTCTGAATAACCATATTGTTCAGCAGCATCTTCAAGTTTCTTTTTGCGTTCAATTAAAGCGCCACGATATAGAGCAATTGCGAATCGTTCTGCCTGATCTTTTTTGACATCAGTTGTTTTGCCAGTAAAGAACTTAACAGCATCTTGTGCTAAACGATCATCCAATCCACCAGTACGAGCATATCTATTGACATCTGCATTGGACATATTCTTGCCCTCGCCTGTCAACCTAGCTAAGGCGCCAGGCAAAGTAGCGGCAGAAATATCGTTAGTAGTAGATGATCTAATAATCTCAATAGCACTTGGCGCATCTGACAAAATTGTTGATGTTCTTTGCATTGTTGGGTCTTTGCTAAGAACATTTTGGTCAAAAGCCATCCAATCTTTTGGCTCAACAGGTTGGCCAGGTAATACTAATTTAGAGGCGCTTTCTTTAGCTTTAGTAACACCACGAGCTTCCAAAATATCATCAACTTCTTTTGCTTGAGCTTGTGTTAAATCAGAAAAGTTTACGCCAAATCTACCTTTTGCTACCCTGTCAGCCTCAGGGCCATAGCTAGTTTTAGGCTCTGTTTTTTCTGCTTTAGAAGTCAAACGCTCAAGCTGAGTCAAACGAGTTGTAATTAAATTCATTGCACGATCACGCTCTGGTGATGCGGGTTGATTCATTAATTGATCTTGAGCATCTGTCAAAGTGGCAATTTCATTGGCGATCTGAATATCGTTAGGGACTGCTTGTTGACGTTCACGATTAGCCGCTGCCATACGCTGTTGTGCTTGAGCAATCTCACTTTGCGCTTTACGGGCATAGTCTGCCAAAGCAAAAGCACCTTGTTGGTCACCCATTTGGGCAAGCATCTTAGCCCCTTCAAGCATTGATGTAGGGTTTGTTTGATCAAGTCTGCCAATAATCTGTTGACGAGCAGAGATTATCTTCATTTGTGGGTCTTCTACACCCATCAAACCAGCCACACCACGACCTAGTTGACCAACACTAGCTTGTAGACCCGCTTGAGCCGCCGCACCAGGAGAGAGTTGGGCTAACTCATAACCACGCTTCAAATCTTGTTGATACTGTTGGTTTTGATACATCTCAGGAGTCAAACCAAAAAGACCCGCTACCATACTATCTGCCATGATGACTCCTTAAAAATACAAGCCCATGTCTTGATTACTATAGGCTAAACCAGTTCCAAAACCAGAACTACCTAGAGGAGTTTGGCTAAATAATGCTCGTGCGCCACCACTGAGTAGCCCCCCTATAGCATTGCCAAACATCGCATTAGGATTACCTGCCGCAATCAGTCCTTGAGCCGCTAAGTTTCTTGTTGCATCAGCACTTGTAGCCAAATTAGTACTTAATTGAGCGCCTGTCAAACCAAGTCTTCCAACATTAGCCCCAGCTTGTGCTGCTTGTTGACCAAGACCTATTCCCATAGTCAATGGCTGTTGACCAAGAGCCTCAAGACCTTGAACTTGTCCAGAAGCAGTCGTATAAGGCGCATAAGCCGCTTGCTGACCACCATAGTACTGGCCCATTGCATTAGCACCTTGACCAAGCAATCCCGCACCAAACTGAACTTGCTGTTGACCAGCTTGTTGGGCTTGAGCCGCCAATTGAGCCTCTTGCATAGCACGAGCGTTATACAAAGCCTGTAACTCAGGAGTCGTAGCACCATAAGAGCCACCTTGAGCAACAGAAAGACCCGAACGACCTTGCTGTTGTAGTCTGTTTTGCAGATTAGCCAACTCTAACTCTCTGCCTGGTTGCAACAAAGCCAACTGTTGAGCAAGATAGTTCTGAGCAACTTGTTCAGGAGTTTTAGCCAAGTACTGATTACCAAGGTTAAATAGAGATTGAGCGCCTGTTTGCAAAGGAGCAAATTGTGCTTGAGCTTGTTCTGCCTGAGTCAATCCTTGGTTCTGTAAAGCAACCAATCTATCTTGTTGGGCTTTAGCTTCAGGTGTTAAGGTATACCCTGCGCTAACCAATTGACCAGTTGTAGGATCAACTTTGAACTCAGAAGTGCCAAATCTAGTTGTCATTCCAACAGGACGGAACTGTGCGGCTTCTTTAGCGGCAGCAGTCTCTGCTTCAATCATTGCTTGAGCCTTTTGAGCCGCTTCTCTTGATTGTTGCATTTGAAGCAAGTTGCCAGCAGTTCCTAAACCACCAGAAATAAGATTGTTTAATCCACCAGTCACAGCACCTCCCAAAGCACCACCTAAAGATGATAAAGCACCAGAAGCCAAAGCACCACCAATAGTACCTGCGCCTGGTATTGCAGAACTTAAAAGGCCACCAGCAGTCGAGGCTACTGTTGGTGCAACAGCGGGTGTTACAGCAGAAGCAACAGCAGGTGCAACTGTAGAAGCAACAACCTCTGGTGCAACAGAAGCAACAGCAGGGGCAACAGAAGGTGCAATAGCCGCTACTTCAGGAGCTACTGCGGCAAGACTAGGAGCAGCACTTGAGAGTAAACCACCCGTACCTGCCGCCGCAAACTCTGCCGCTGGCAATCCTAATGCGGCTGCCTCTGTAGCTGTTAAACCTAATCCTGCGGCTTCTGCGGCTGTTAAACCTGAAGCCGCACCACCACTTAATGCACCGCCACCAGCACCACCCAATAGACTTTGAGCACCATAAGCACCCAATGCAAGAGCACCGATAGGGATTGCAGCTTTTACAATAGGATCACGGCTTGATGCACCTTGGGTAAAGAAACTAGGGTTTCCTTGTTCATCAAACTGAACACCATATCCAGTATTACCCTTACCCTCGTAAGTTCCACCAAAGAACTCACCTGTTTGTCGCGTTGTGTAGGTGTTAGGAACTGCTTGACCAGTTACCTTATTGCCATAGGTTTGCTCAGTTACAGTCTGATAAATTGGGTCACCCCAATCCTCATAACCAACTATCTTCTCAACTTGTTGGGTTATTGGGCCAAACTGACTAATGTCTGTAATTCCTGTTTCAGCAAGAATTCGAGCCATGTCCTTAGTAGCTTGATCAGCACCAACACCACCTGACCATTGAGATGTGTTGCTTCTGGCTTGGATTTGTTTTACCAAGTTATCAATGATTGTTGCTTTATCTGTAGCCATAGTAGGTTGCTTTGCCATAGAAGGTTGCTGAACAACAGGTGTCTGAGCAAGAATTTGCTGAATACTAGGCTGTAAACCTGTGTCCTCGAAGTCTCTCAGGAAATTGTTTTCTCTTGCTCTAGCCATAATTTTTACTCCACTTTAGGGATTTGTGCTTTTCAACTTACCAAGGTGTACCAGTAGCTTTTACAGGGTTTTTCAGCAAAGCAATCTGAGCCGCCAAAGAAGCCTCTGTAGATTCCTTGTCAACAGACTCCCACACCCAACCAAGGACTGTGGCTTCTGTGAGGTTTGCGTAAGGAATTGTAGGAGTGCCTTCAGCCCATGAGACTGTTGCGTAGGCAGAGGCAGAGTGTTCTCCATCTATTGCTGTTGCGTTCCAATGGGCTGTGGTTACAAAACCATCGGCTGTGTTGCGGTCAAGGTTTGTGATTTTCCAAGTAGTAGTCATTTTGCTTCCAATGCTGAAATACGAGTTTCTAGGTTTTTAATCAAGCCATGAGCCTCTTGCAAAGCCGCTGTGAGAGTAGCCACCAAGAATGATGTGTCGATGCCTTGATATTGAGGATTGCCATCTTCGTTGACTGCATCTTTTTCGCCTGTCACGCATTGAGGGACAACTTCAGCCAACTCGTGAGCAATGAAGCCCTGACCATCAGAGCCGTCAGCGTTCCATTTGTAAGTGCAAGGCTTTAGCAATGCAACTTTAGCCAAAGCACCTGTCATTGGTGCAATGGTGTTCTTTAGGCGGTAATCTGATGATGTTCCATAAGTTGTTGATGAACCACTTGTTGAAATACTACCAACCGAACCATTGGGGTTATAAAAAAGAATTTGGTCTGCTGCACTTGTTGTATCCCTGCGAACAGAAATAATGGCATTTGCGTTTGAACCACCAGCCTGAATTGATGGAATCCCAAAGTTGTGTGCGGAAGTAGCGCCCAACAGCAAGTTACCGCTTGAGTCTATACGGGCACGTTCTGTGCCGTTATCAAACGCTAATGCGTTTCCACTACTTGTGTTGTAGATTGACCAATCAGGATAAGCCAATGCAAAAGTAGAACCTCGACCACCCGCAATTGAAATACCAGCACCAGTTACAGTAAGTTTGCAATTTGCAGTTGGTGTTGTCGTGCCAACCATCAAATTCCCACTAGCATCCAGAGTCATTGCCTGAGTAAAGGTAATGGCGTTTCCTGCTGTGCCTGATGGGGCTGTGTACCAAGCGTGTGTGCCGTCATTTCCTTGTTGCGTGTACTGTGTTGCAAACCCGTTAATCTTGTATGTGGCGGCGTACCAATTTCCAACAGCGTTGCTCATCATTGCAAACTGTGGTGCTGCAGTATTGCTACGAGCCGACAAAGTAGCCCCGTAAGGTAGTTCAATGTTTGTGCAAGCGTTTGAAGCACTAGGAGTAACTCCCAAGCCTAGATTGCCTGAGGAGTCGAGGCGCATACGCTCTGTACTTGCTGTACTAAAACCAAGCGTGTTGTCAGCAGCACGATAGATGGCGCAGTCAGCAGATGGGGCAGAACCATTAGCACGACCAAGCCATGCTGTAGCAGTTATATTTCCAGCCACATCAAGTTTCTGGCTAGGACTACTTGTACCAATACCCACATCCCCTGCGCTTGTGACACGCATTCTTTCGTTATTGTCGTTTGTGTAAATACGAACACCCTTGCTAGAGGTTGCGTAAATAGCAAGGTCTTGTGCTGTACTTCCAAGCAAAGAGCCAATCGTGCCAAAATAACCTGCGGCAGACCCACCTGTAAAAATAGCAAGATTGCTACCCCATCCATTTGCATTGGTGTTATCTAACTTCAAAGCTGTTGTAGTAGCTGTTGAAGTGACGCTAACCGCATTAGTTGCCGTTCCTGCAACACCTAAAGATGTACCATCAAAAGTAAGCGCAGAACCGCTTGTAACAACCTTAGAGCCGTTTAAATAAGCAACACCATTAGCAGTACCACCAGAGAGGGTTACATTGCCAGAAGCGCTCAAAGTCGTAGCAGAGACAGCCGCAGGGGTAGTAGAACCTAAAGCCGCAGGAGATGCCCAATCAGCACCATCTAATGAGTCAACATTAAGGTTAGTCACCTTCGTAGTTGAAGCAACCACTAAAGGCGCTGTACCAGTAGCCAAGGTAGATGTAATAGCACCAGTAGCACTAATGGTAGTAAACGCACCAGTAGATGCAGTAGTCGCACCAATGGTTGTATCGTTGATAGTTCCACCAGTTACCGCAGCAGAAGCATTGTCTGTCTTCGTAGCAATAGCAGTAGCAATGTTATTGAACTCAGTATCAATCTCAGTACCACGAACAATCTTGAGTGGATCACCAGGTGTTAGATTGTCTTTAGTTGCAAAGTTAGTACTTTTTGTGTAGTTACTCATGATATTTTCCCGTTCTTAGATTGAATCTCAATCTTCTGAATTGATAATTGAGTGCCGTTAATTGTAGTTTCGTAACCAGTTTGAACAATCTTTCCCATACCAGAAGCATTCACATCCAATGTTCTGATAAGCACACCACTTGAATACTGAGCAACCCCATATTCAGCTATTCCATACTCAGAAATAGATTGTGTAGCAATGTTGGCGTTTGCAGACAGATAATTGGCTGCGAAGTCAAATCCCCACTTGATCGTCACAAACTGGTTTGAGCCACCAATGATGATTGTCTTGATTCTCTTAAGAACAGAGATCTGATTCTCATTGCCTAAATCAGCATGGTTCGTGTAGTACGCCATCCGATAAGTAGAAGTGTTATCTAAGTAACCATCATACTTACCAATGTATCCAGTCTTACCAATGTATAAATCACCATTTCTAAGCGCATATAAAGACTTAGGAGTGATTGAATCCCACTTGGTTACTCTGTTAGACCCATCTTGCAATTGCATCTTTGTATCAAAACAATAGACTTGTGCTGAAGTAGGCAAAACCAACAGATAAAAAGCATTCTTCTCTGAGTAAACAGACTTCAAATTAGCCAATGTCTCAACAGCTAAAGAGCTAATTAAATCGGAACGAACATTCTTAGAGATGTCTCTCAAAGGAGCAGACTTCTCTTGGATAGTCCTCATCAATGAACGAACACCAGAGTCTGACAAGAAAATTACATCAGTACCAATACTCTGAATAGAATCTCTAGCAATACATCCAATAGAACCTACTGTGTCACTTAACTGGAGCGTTGCAGGGGTTGTTGCACCAGAGTAAACAAGAATCTGTCGTTTACCAAAGATAAACAAGAAATCATTGTGTGCCGCCAATCCCATGATCTCATCAGAACCATTAGGCCATACACGAGACACATCTAAAGTACCAGTAGTACCACCCCCCCATACATGACCTGCAATCAGATCAGAGAAAGTAATCGTTACTTTGTTAGTAGATGTATTGGCAACCCACAAACGACCAAAAGCAGAAATACAAATGTTTGCTTGTGGAACAGTACCTACATAACCAGTCTTCTCAGAAACTCTGCGATAAGTGGTAGTACTCACCGCTGGGTCATAAATCAATGGATCGTGTCCAGATTGGAAGAAATAAGTGATTCCATTCAAAGAAGCACAATGCCAGTTACTAGCACTAATGGTAGGAGCAGAACCACCACCACCATAGGTCAACTCAGTTACAGCATTGGAAGTACCAAGTTTGAACAACTTATTGTTGCCAGCAAACAACACAGTCAATGTGCCATCAATCTGCACTAACTCATGGATAACAGTTACATCGTTAGACCCAAGGTTTCCAGATGAAGAATTAACCAATGTATAACCCTTGCGAGCACCAATACGTCCATACTGGTCAATCACGCAATTAGAAGCAACCAAAGCAAAGCCAGAAGACAAATCCAATGGAGAGTCTTGCGTATTCAGACCATAAAAGCCTGGTGCGCTTACACTGTTACTTTGTAGTGGAGCTGCCATTACACTGCCTCAAATACTTGTTCTTCAGGATAACGTGTGCTCTCTGTTGCAATGGCATCAGACAACATACCTCTGAACAGCGCATAAGCCTCAGAAGAGCTAGTACCACCATCTTCACCACGCTCAATCAAAGCACGTGCATAAGCACTCTGAGTCACCAAATAATCTAAAACCTTGACAGAAGTGCCATCAGAAGTCAAAGCCGCTTGTGGAATGATCACATCAAACAAAATAGTGAAGACACCATTAGGAATTGGATACAAGTCAATCTTTGTATCACCACTGCCATCTACACCATTAAAACAGTACTCAGATGGGATTCCTTGAACTGGAGTCACAAAGTTCAACTTGCGATTCATACTGGCAAAAGGAATGTCATCCATCACAACATTGCTAGTTGTATTCAAGGAGTCCATTACACGAAACTTCTGACCAGAACCAGTCAAAGAATATGAATGTGTGCCACCAGTAGTAGTTACTGTGATGGTTTGAGACAAGCAATTCCAAGTGTAGGAATCTTCAATTTGTCGCTTGGCATCATTGACAAACTTGCCAATCAAAGCAGAATATGTTGTTTCTGAAACAGTAGAAACATTAGTCTCACGCAAACGAGTGAGTACATCATTGACTAATTCTAGGTATGTCATACTCGTTGTGACCCTTCGATTTCAAATGTTGCAATGACAGAAATGGTAGACCCAGACTCTGATGTAGCAGTCAAATAGTCGCCTTCTTCCATCACAATATACTGATTAACATCAATCTCGGCATAAGTTGATTTAGATGTTAAGGTGTATTCATTTGTAATTAGGATAGAAAGGCTTGCACTTGAATCATACCAAGTGAAACTTATGTGCTTATTTGATGAGCCGTTGTTTGATGCGTGTAAAAGTACACACCTAGCGTAATAGCCAGTCGGAACTGTAAACAGCGTAGTAGCCGTATTAGCAGTTAAATTTGCACCGACTGACCTTGCTCTCATTTCTTATTCCTCTTAGAGATCGCTTTAGCCTTTGCTTTAGCGTCTTCCTTGGACGTTGCGCCCCAAGCTCTAAGAGAAAGTAAAAGTCGGGTAGGCTTTCCATCTTTCATCTCAGCGCCAGGCATATTGCCCATACGTGCTAAAAAGGATGCCCTACGAGGGTTGTCTCCCGACTTGACTGGAGGCTTTAAATTGCCACCTGTTTCTGCATTATACGATGCTCTACCCTTGGCATTCAAGCCCCCTTTCGGGTTTTTTCCAGCCTTTGTTTGCCAAGCAGGGGATTTCATTTCTTCTTTGCGGTCTTAGCCGCAGCCTTAAATGCCGCCTCAGTAGGAGCACCTTTAGAACCAACCTTACGCATCTTTTCCTTAGAACCAGCTTTGATGCGCTCTCTTTTGGCATTGATATTAGCGTAAAGACCTTGTTTCATTTCTTGACCTTCCTAGCCTGAGATAAAGCAATGGCAATAGCCTGTTTAGGCTTCTTGACTACAGGGCCACCCTTGCCAGAGTGAAGCGTTCCCGCCTTGTACTCTCGCATAACCTTAGAGATCTTGGCCTCTGCTTTGGTCTTTTTCATTTGCTACGACCTGATTTCTTCATCATGTTAGTAGCAGTACGGCTACCACGAACAGGCATAGACTTAGGCTTACCAACAGCAACCATGATGGTTACAGGCATACCTTTGGCCTTCTTAGGGGCTTTAGAACTGGTCATTTTGGGTGATTTTCCGTACATCATTTTTCCTTGGTTATAGGGCCGCCACCTTTCCACGCATCACAAGTGCGGGCGGAAGCACAAGTGAACTGAAACAAGTCACAATAGCCGAGATCAGCGGCTTTGATGAACTCTTCGTCATAAGACAATTCGTCTTCGCCTTCATCCTTCTCTAGTCCACCAATGATGCATTCCATCATCTTAGGAGTCTGGATAAAAGCCGCACAATTACCGCAGAGCATTGATTTAATGCTTTCAGTAGGTGCGTTATACATCTTGGCCTTCTTTAGCCAAAACGCATTATTGGGTTCTTCTGGGTTAGGTGGGCCATAGCCAAACTTCTTGAACGCATTGTTGCGGTTCTTCAGATTGATCTGAATATCTTGAGTAGCTATTGGACAGATAGCACCAGATAAGAGGCTCATCGTATTACCTTAGTCGCAATAAACGAAATAATGCCACCAACAACAGATGCAATAGCCATCCCGACAAAGAAACCACCTTTAGACTTGTTAGCCATCTCTAACAGAGCTTTGATGTCTTCACGCATGGCATGAACTTCTGCCTGTAAAGCCTCAACTTGGGCTTCTAGTTTGCCAAACTCTCGTGGATCAATATCAGACATTTGCGACTTTCTTTGGTCTACCTAGCTTCTTGACAGGAGTAGGAGGTGATAGAACTACTGGTTTTTCAAAGGACTCTTTTTCTTCTCCATCAATTCTGACATATCCTGCATGACCTTTCATGCTGTCAATATCGTGCTGATGAACAAAAGTTACTGTTTGACCGCTTGTTAAACAACGAAATGTAGCCATAAGAATCCTTTGAAAAAGGGGGTTATTAGCCCCCTTTAGTTTTAGACCATGCGAACAACAACAATCTTCATTGTCGTAGAAGCCAAGTCAGCACTTGAGCCAGACTCATTCTGAATGCGGAACTTGACTGTATTAGCGGCAGAAACATAACCTGTTACTGTCAAACCAACCAAGTCAACACCCAAAGATGCGCCAATGACCATGTCACCAAGCGCAACGCCTGGTACTGTAATGTCGTCTGTCTCGCCAGCACCATCAACCAATGAACCAGCGTTCATAGTGCAAGTTACTGCCCATGTATCACTGAAAAGGCCACGGAACTGGTCGTTACCACGACGAGCTGTTACTGCGGATGCGGTTGCCATAATAAATTCCTCCTAGATTAAGAAAAAACTCCCCCACCGATTAAGGCAGGGGAGAAGTGGCAACAATTAGGCTGGAACTGCCAAGGCAAAGGCAGCAGAAGCGTTAGCGGCAGAGCTTGTAGCGTTTGTACGCAAAGCCTTCACACCATAAATGGTATCAGCAGTGAACAATGTACCGAGGTACTCTTGTTTGTACTGAGTCTGTGAACGGATGCCCAACTGCTCAACCAACACCATAGAGTCTTTGTGACCCATCAAGCAAATGCGGTCAGCACCAGAAGAACCAGCACCAAAGTCAGCATTAGAAGATGCGAACACAGCCATGCCGTAGAGCTGACCAATTTCACCATTGCGGATTGCATCGCCATTGCCGACAAATGCTTGCTCAGTGTAACGAGCCAAACCCATCAGCGTGTTACGGCTTGAAGGTGGGATCAGGAAGAAACGACCATCCATAGGAACATCGTTGTCGTCCAAACGCTGAATGGTGCGACGAATAGCGGCATCAGTCAAAGCGGCAGCGTTAGAGGATGTGCTGTTGTAAGCAGTAGTACCATCAGAGCCAACAAAGGCTTTGGTAGTAGTGTTGCTAGTAGCATAGTCATCAGTACCAACTGTAGCGCCGTTGAAAGCACGACCCAATTGAACCAAGTCTGTGTCGATGCGGCGAGCCAAAGCATAACCAGCGTCTTCTGTGTAGAAAGAACGCAGTGATGTCAAGGCTTGAACTTCAACGATGTCTTCGATCAAACGTGAGTACTCATAGTGCTTGTTGATCAACACTTGAATGTTAGTGTCGCTCTCAGCAATCAAAGTAACTGCATCTGTAGCGGCTTTAGCTGTTGCTGAACCACGAGCAGGGCTAGGGATATTGACTGTGTCACCCTTTTTGCCTTTGAAAGACATCTTCTTGACCAAATTAGCCAAAACAAGGTTCTTTTTATAGGCGGCAACAATTTCATCACTCCAAATCTCTGGAATGAAGTTAGCTGCGGATGTAGTGGTTACACTATTTGTGGGGGAAAAGGCGGTATTTGCCATAATTAAATCTCCAATAAGTTAAGTTTACTTAACACGACCTTCTGAATACGCTTGCATAATTTCATCTGAAAGCGCCTCATAACGAGTCGGGTCTTGCATTTTCAGCCGAATAAGGTCAGCCCTACGATAAACCCTCTTTGATGATTCCCCAGAACCACCTACATCAACCCCAACTGCTTTCAAATTCTGCTTACGAGTTGCTTCACCAGCGGTACTCATTTGCTTTTGTTTGACAGAGCGAAGTTCTTTGTAGGTAGATAACAGTTCATTGGCTGAATCATAGTCAAATTCTGCATCAGCACGTTTGAACAAGTCAATGCGTACAGGGCTAGATTTAACCCAATTTGCAAAGTCCTCATTTTTAGCAATATCGCCAAAATCAGGATGTTCTTGCGCTAACTTTTGCTGAATTTGCGCCCTTTTCATCTCTAGCATGGCTTGACGCGCCGCAATGATGTCAGGGTGACTATCAACAGTCTTTTGAACTGCCATCTGTGGATTCTCAAAGAAATCTACTTCAGGCTCAACATCTCTAGTTTGCTGCTGTTGTTGTTTAACAGTGAGGTTCTGCCTAATGAGTTCATCAGCGAGCTTTCGGACTTCTCCGACCTCTTGTGCTTGTTTACCAATGAGCTTCTCAGCCTCTTGGTGCATTCGCACTACCTCGTCCAGACTTTTATCCCTGTATTTCTCAGGGAGTTCGGGCTTGGCTTGTTGCTCTACCGCTTCTAGTTCATTTGGCTCTTCATCAATCAGCATACTTTTTCCTTTTTCCTGCCGTTCTCGGTTGTAGGAGATTCAACTCGGCATAATTGCTTATGAGTTGAGTTTCTGCTCAGACTTCAACTTGTCAACATGGCTCTTCCCAAATTTGGCATATGCCGATGGAAAAGAACCAGACCATCCTTCAAGTCGAAATGCTGGCGCAGATAGTAAACGTGTTGCATTTGCACCACACTCACACATTAGACCCGTTGCCTCATAATCAACGAATCTTTCTGTCTTGTGTCCGTTTTCACAGACGTAATCATAAAATTTCTTCATATGCTCTTTCGCTGATCTCTTTAAGATTTTTCAGCCAAGAAAGAATAGAAAGTTCACCTTTTTTGAATTGTAGGTCTTTCTCACTATCTATTACAGAGATATTATTCAAAGTTGCTATTATTTTGTCAATATCTTCAATTAAATCTTTCCATCCCTCGGTTGACATCATCTCAAACCGATCTGTATAGTACTTTTCGAGTTCTGGAGTCATTTCATCCATTCCTTATTGGCAAGTA